TGTTGAAATGGAGACATAAACTGTTGGTAAGCTTGTGGCCCCATAAATTGACCTGCTTGTCCAGCTTGTGATGCCGCTGTTTGTAAGAAAGGTTGAAAAGATCCAAGACCACCAGCTAATCCCTCTGCTTGTGTTTGTAATGCACCAGGTCCAGCTACAAATTGTGGTCCAAAAGTTTTAGAAAGATCAGCAGCTTTAAATTGACCTGTTGCTTTCGATAAATCATCTAAATAAGTTTTACCTGCCGCTTCTATAAACTCTGGTGGTAATATTCTTTGTTCTGATACAGCCATTAGACTCTTCCTCCGTTTTCTAATTTTTTCATCATGTCATACATACGTTGTGCACCTAAGTTGACATTACCGTCACCCATTCCTCTTACAGCGTCAGCCGTAAATACAAATTCATTATTTGAAAGCATCGCAGGGATGTCGTCTGCCTTCTCTTTTACACCAACTGGTGGTATAAATCCACCACTTTCTCTAAGATCTAATTCTGTTACACCTGCAGGGTTTTCGTTCAATGGTAGACCCATGATGCCTGATGCCTGCATCGCGTTCTGTTCTGCAGTATCTCCTCTAGCATAACCTATTCTACCACCCTCTGCAGAGTTAGTTCTTACAAATTCTTCTATATCTTCTGAAGATGCATTTGGATTTAAGTTACCATAATATTGTCTTAAATAAGCTTGTAGTAAACCTCTATCTCCAGATTGTCTTAATGCTTCAACATCTTCTTGTGCTTTTGGAGTAAGCATACCACCTATGATTGCAGGCGCTGCTATGGCAGCTGTTTTACCTAAACCAGAAATATCAAAAGATCCAAAACCAGATTTACTTAGTCCTAATTTTCTTAATAAACCTGGTGTCCCAGTGTCTCCATAATCACCCATTGCACCGGTGCCCAATAAAAAAGGTTTTGCTCTTCCTAAAAATTGACCAGCTGTTGTTCCTGCTAATCCTTTAAATGGACCAAAACCCATAAGACCTGCTCCTCCAAATCCTAAAGCAGCTAGTCCTAAAGGTGATTTAGCTACTTTACCTACACTTTTTACAGCGCCTTTAACAGCTTTACCGATAGACTTAACAAAGCTTCCTAATCCGTATAATTGTCTGGGCATTTGTCCTCTAGAAATTGGCATAATCTCCTATCTTATTTTGTTTTTCCAAATAAATCAAGACTTGGCATAATGACTTTAATATCTCTTCTGATGTCTTTTTCAGGAATTCCTTTAGATTTCCATTCCTCGTCATTCTTATATACCTCACCTGTCTTTAAATTACTAATTGTTTCTATTATCTTTTCTGGTTTTATCTCTATCATTACGTTACTACCTCTCTAGGTTTTACCTCTAATATTGACGCTACCACATGTAATTCATTAGCGTCAGCAGCTTGCACTTTCAAAGCTTCACTTTCTTGTAATATCAAAGGTTGAGTTAATAATTCTACTGTGGTGTTTGCTCCTACAGCTTTAGCTTTGAACAAACTAAATATGTTGCTTGATGCATCAACTAAAGTTACATCAATTGTAGTTCCTGAACCTGAATCATCAGATATTAATATTGACTTTATAACAGCAGTTGTTGCAGATGGCACTGTATATACAGTGGTTAAATTTGTAGTGGTCAGATCTGACTTTGCATTTAAAAAAGTATTTGCCATTAATTTAAAAAGAAGTTTTGTGCTTCTACCTCATCCTTTAAATCTTGTTGAAACGTTGTGTTTAATTTTTCTATTACAGCATCCAAGTCCCTAACTTGTGCATCAGCGACTTGTTGAGAATATTCTTTACTAGGTCTTGTTAATACTTGAACTATTTTAGCCATTATCTTCTTCCATCTGGTTGTGTATCTAATCTAAAAGTTCCTAGTTTCCAACTTTGTGATGCACCTGTGTTTTCTATTTTTAAAGATAGTGCTCTTGCTCTTGCACGAGTATCTACTTTACTAGTAGATGATGTAATTGTAAAGGGACCAAGTGGTGAACTTGCCTGAGCATCATTAGAATAATTACGTAAATTTAATGTTACTTGCGTGTTTCCTGTTTGTGATAAAAAGTCTGGTACAAATCTTCTTATCTTCATGATGTGTTCACCATCTCCTCTAAATGTTGCAATACCTGTTGACTGACCCAGTTGAGATCTTTGTGCTGTAATATCAAAGTCTCCAGATTCAATACTAGAAGTAATTGTATTTATACCAGTTGCTAAAGCTTCATCTGTTCCTTTTTCATGTTCAAAATATGTTGTGCATCCATCTGTGTTACCAACTACATCGTAAGAAGCATTACTATCTGCATCGTAAAAAGTTGCGTGCGGTAAACCAAATACTGCTGAGTCTTGCCATGTTCCACGAGCTAGTGTTCCTGTTGTCCATACAGGTCTTTGTGGAGTGGAATCAAAATAATTATATGTTACACATCTATTAATGATTGTAGAACTTTCCGTGCAATAAAACCAAGTGATTTCACCAAACAAATTGTTTAGACCTACATTAATTAATTGACCTGCAGTTGTATTTAAATCGTTGTATACAAAGTCTTCTACTAAACACAATAAAGATTCTAGATTACCAGCATATTTAAAGAAACCATTTTCTGACATCCAATACGCAGCACCATCAACTTCAATTGCAGCATTTTGTCCAATCAGTCCACAGTTTGTACCAACCTGTGCAAAACCAAAAGTAAAAGGTGCACCGATAAAACGCATTGTAAATAATGACGTATCTGTCCAAACATAGATTGCATCTCTACCTCTAACTGCACCCATAATTTTAGATCCATCAGCTAGTCTTTGTGTACCAGCTGTATTCGTTGCTGTAGGTGTGTATGTGTTTATATCTTCTTGATCCGAAAATCTTATAAACATTTCATCTTGTGTTGATGAATCTCCAATAGTTGTTTCTGTTCCAAAAAATACTAAGTGACGATCCGGTGTAGATACCAACATATCTCTTGATGCTGTTGGTGCACCACTAATAATCGTTGCTCTATTTCTTACAGCGTTTGTTGCGTTTGAATCCCATTCAAATACTTGTGCGTTATGTATTAGTGCAATAATCTTATCACCAAAATTATCAATGCTCCATAAACCTGGATCAATAACTAAATCTCCTGATGCAGCTTCACCCCATCCAATATAGTCTGAACTATTTGTAACAGCAACACCTGCGTTATGTGTTGCAGCTGTTGTATTTCTAACACCTCTTGTTACACCTGTTAAAACACCAGAGGATATACCTGTATAAGATATTTCTTCTGTTCCTATTTGTACAAAGTTTGTACCTGATGTTGGAAACTGTGATGCATCATTTAATTGTATACCTGTAGTTTGAGATGAGTTAATACCACTTGTTAAACTAGTAACTGCTTCTCCAGATACTGTACCACTCCATTGACCAAGGCCCCAACCTAATCCAGGTAATTGTTCCGCAGGACCAACTGGATAATAATGTTGAACTCTAATACCTCCAGATGAACTTGCTCCACTACCTCCTTCATTTGAAGGCATTGTGATTGTAATACTTGTAGAGTTAGGTACACTTGTTACCATAAATGTTTTATCATTAAAATCAGATGCAGTAAAATTAGAATTTGTAATTGTAGAAAAATTATCCAAAAGAACTATATCTTTTTCTGATATGTTGTGAGCCCCACTAAAAGCTATTGTAACAACTGCTGAACCATTAGTAGTGGTAAAACAACTAGATAAAGTAGTTGTGCTTTTAATTGGGTGAATATCATAGAATACACCACCATTGTATGCGTATAAAATTCTGTTTGTACCAATGATTGAAAATTTTTGTCCTGATTTATTGACAATGTGATGCATTTTTCTTGCAGCACCTGTTATTTTGTTTTCACCTAATTGAGACCAACCACCTATTTTTTCAGGTGTGCCATATCTAAATCTTACATTATCTCCATCAACCCATTGTCCTTCAGCTGTGGTTTCTGTAATCTGTTTATTGAATCCAGGTTGAAAACCTATTTTTTGTAGCATATAACCTCATTATATTACATGTTCCGTATTGGTGGAACACCTAACATCGGCCTTTTGTCGAACCTATTTTTTTCAGCAAAAGGACCATCTACATGGTTATAATGAAGAAATACCTGCGCACAGACATCACCTTCAAGTGGTTCTCTCCAATGTTCTAGTTCACAACCACTATATACTAGCATATCCCCTACATCAAGCAAGACTTTCGTGCCCTCTGGGGCATTGGGTTTATGTATCTGTTTATACTCGTCTATGACGCTGTCAGCCCCTGTACCATCGATAAATATAGGCCATGGGTCTCCACCTAGATTTAATGTAGTGGATATTTCACAAGAAGGTCTATCTTTATGACGTCTTAATATATCACCTTTTTTATATATTCTAGCATACGAATATGTAGGCACTAAATTAAGCCCTGTTTCTTTGGCCATGACTGGTAGCATCTTGACTAACAATGTCTCCATAACTTGGTCTGCATAATGAGAATATGTATTAGGAACTTGTTTATCGGTCCATGTTCCTAACATCCCTGTATCATACGTAATATTGTTTTTATACATCCAATCAACTGCATCACGTTTAAGTAAAAAATAATTAAATATAAAATTAGCTAACTCGTAGCTAAGTGCACCTTTGATTACTTGATATTTATTGAAAGCCATGTTGTATAAAATTAAAACTTACTGATATTCTTATATCATTAGATAAATTAGGTTCAACACAATGCCAAAGATAAAAAGGAAACATTATAATTCTACCTTCAATTGGTTCTAAATGCACCTCTCTCCATAATTCTTTTGGTGGTTTTCCAGATTTTCTTATAGGCATATTTAATTGTGCTCCTGCTCTTGGTTCATTACAAACCAAATTACCAGAGTCTTTTGGAGCCTTTACATAATATACACCACTAAACAAACTATTAGGATGTATATGAGGTTGATTGTACCCACCTGGTGGATTTATATTAGCCCACATATTACCTAACAATGGTTCTCTATCTAACCATTCTTCTTTCCATATATCATTTATCATTATAAATAATTCTTTGACCAAAGGTTGAAACACGGGCATCTTATGCATTTCAGTTGTTGAGTGCCAACCATTACGATTTGTTTTCTTTACACCAGGATCTCGTTTAGACCATTCAACTATCTCATTAGTAAATAATTGATTATCTAATTTTACATCCTTGCCATATATATTTGTTGGAAAAAATTGTTCTTTAATCATCTAAATGGCTTACCTCCAAACCAAACAACGAGAGATTGTCTAACTCCACGTTTTACAGGATTTACTCTGTGATTTAAAAATGATGCAAATATTATTGCATGACCTTGTTTTAATTCTGCAAATTTACCAGGTGCCATTAGTTCAAGATCTCCTCCTTCAAACTCTGATGGATTATTTAACAATAGTGTCATTGATATTTTTCTTACAGGTGGTTCGTGTTGCATGTTTACATCACAATCCATATGCCAATCATAGAACCCTCCTTTTGGATATTCTGTAAACTGTGCATTCTCTGTAACCTGTATATCTCCAAACCCAAAATGATTTTCATTTGCTTTTTGTATAAAGTTATTAAGATCACGATACATGTGTCCCATTTCTTTAAATGGTATCCATGATATTGTTGTAACTCTTTTCTTTGTATCTGTGCCACCTCCAGGTTTACCCATACCAACTTGTGCTTGTTGTGGTGGTTGACGTCTACCACACTCTATAATTTGTCTACACTGATCAGGTGTAAACAATGGTGTTGTTGTTTGCACAATCCAACTTTTCCATTTAGGTTCTGTGATGTGTCTATTTTCGTACATTAACTTACTCCTCTATTTCTAATTGGATCGTACTGCACATCCATGTTTGCAGCTAACGTTCTCCTGTACCCTGGTCCATTAAACGGATAAACTGTATGTCTCATGTCATAAGGAAATATAAAAAAATCTCTCTCAGCAATTTCTGGTTGATAATCTATATTTGCAAATTGACCACTAGATGATCCTAATATTTGTAGTCTACCATTCTGTGGTGAATCTGGTGATGAATATTCCACACCAAAACTTTGTGGTAATTTTAAAATCATCACACTAGATAAACCTGTAAACAATGATCCTTGATGCACGTGTACTGGATTATATTCATGTTCAAACATTTGATTTACCCATACAGAATTTAAATGCATTTTATATTCTCTTACCTTATTCCATTGTAAGTAATGTGTAAATTTTTGATGAAACCATTGCAGTACGTTTTGTGGTAAATGATTATGTCTAGTCATCTTTTCACTATCTTGACCATCAAAAAATAAACTATGTTCTTTTTCTATTTTACCAACCAATTGTTTGTTAGCAGGTTTAAGTTCAGGGTATTTAGTTTCATAAATATGATTAATAGTATTAAATACATCTAATGGCACTTGATATCTTGATACTGATTGACCTAAAAATACAAATTTAAAATCTGATGTGTCCATACTTTTCTTTTATCCTTTCTGGAATTTTTTCTATGTAGGGGTTATATACTTTTCTTACGTGTCCATCAAATAGTTTATGCATATTACTTCCAACTACTCTATCATCATAAGATAGACCATTCACAGACACTTGATCTAAGTTATCAAATCTATGGTTAAAATAAGTCTCATTTAAGAATTGATATATTTTTCTAAACTCTTGTTCTGGTTGTGTAACCATATCATCATACTTTACATAGTGACAAAGACCTGGATAATTATATGAATTTTTTATAGCTTCTAAATCTTTTGCAACAGCACCATCTTTGTTCATAATCACACTTAATTTTTCATCATCGTTTTTACAATTATATCTATTTGGAAATGCATCAGGATTTTCTGTGTACCATTGCATGTAACTAGCTAATACATCCATTAAATCTCTAAGTAATACAATACACTTAAATGGACGTTTATAGTGTTTTTGTATTAATGCTAAATTACCAACAGTTGTAACAGGACCTCTATCTATAATTATTCTTTGTGGCCAGTCTTTATAATAATTATCATATACTGCATCTAACACATTATCTAATGATTTATGGTCTGGATAATTATGAAACACATCTGTTTGTTTTAACAAAAACAAATCTTTCATTATCTCTAATGTAATAGAGTTAGGTGTTGCAGCTATTTCAGGATTTTGATTCATAATACTTGCAAATAAAGTATTACCCGATCTTGGCAGTGCAACTAAAAAGAATAGTTGTTTATTTTTCTTTTGCTCCGAGGTCACTAGTTAATTGTTCTTTCTTGTTGTAAATCATTTCTCCTGATTTCTTAACTCTTTCTATTGTTTTTAATTGACCTAAAACATTAAAAACTTCTGGTTGACTTGAACCAGATGTTAATGTCTCTGCTTTGTTTTTCATAATGTGATGATAAGATTCTAATTGGTGTCTATTAACATCTTGAGTATCAAACGTACCATCATCAAATTCTTTTTTAAGTTGTGACCATAGTTTTATTTCTCTCATACGATCTCTCGCAACTAATTGCATGTTAGCTAAACCGTATCTAGCTTCGTCTAAATCTATTTGATATTTAGTTAGTTTGTATTCGTCTTCTTCTGTCTCAATTTTTTTCTCTAACCATTTTATTTTTGCTTCTTGTCTTCTGCAATCAAATGATAAACTCATTAAGTTTTCTAAAAATACGTTTTGTTCTCTAACACACTGCCAATACTTTGCAGCTT